TCGTATGCAAGACGGCTTATGCCGTTACCAAGCACGAGAATTTCCATATCAGCCCTTAGCTATTGACCGTCTTGATGGCCAGGTGCGGGAGGCCGTAGCCGCCGTTACCGCGGTAGTCAGCCGACCATACCCAGGTCTTGGTCAGGTTCTTTTTCTCGAAAGAATTCTTGGCCTGCTGCCGCATGGAAAAAACCAGCGGCTTGATGACCTCATTGGTGCAGAGCAGATACCAGTCGGTAGTGTCATCTGCATCGAGACGGGAGTCACCGATGACCTGTATGCCGTTGTAGGGGTTGTAGGTCCCGACCGCTGATGCGGTGGGATCGGTCAGAGACTGCACCAGGCGCCGGAAATCCCTTTCGAGGGCGACCGGGGTGACGATGAGGTTACCCTGCAGGTTCAGCGGTTCGCCCTGGTCGTCGGTGAACTTTGCCATCGCCACCAGCGCCGCGTTGAGATCTTTTTCCATGTTCGCGAGGCGGCTGGATGCTGTGGTATAGCCTGAGCCTGCAAGCAGGTTGTCGATGGTCCGGGGAGCAGAAACATCGGAGAAGAATGCTACGCCATCGTATGCGAGCTTGGTATCGCCGTCGATGAGCAGGTTGACCGCCAGTTTTTCCGGGTGCGCTGCTATGCGACGGGCGAGCATCGCCGGGAACATACTGATGGCGCCGGTCTGATCGTCCTTGACGTCGTTTTCGTTGATCGGGATACTGGTCTCCCAGTCGAGGTTTTTGACTGTGTAGTCGTAGTCCTCGAACTCTTCGGCCTGTTTTTCGCCAATCCACTGCTTGACAGCGGGCATTGCCCCGACCCAGCCGAGCTTTTCATATGCGCCTGTAGACGGGATCATCATCGCCGCAGCCATAAGACCGGGGTTGAGATTGCGTGCCGCCTGGAACTGAGCCATCTCGCGGGCGAACCCGACATTAAGCCCTTTTTCGATTACTATTGGATTAAAACCCATTTATTGCCTCCTTAAGCGACGGTTTCATTGTCTACGACAACAGGATTGCGCAGATCGACGAGTAGATAACCGCTCTTGTATCCGATGCAGATGTAGCCGAAATACCGTGTTGCTGAGGTAGTCGGGACATCAGCCAGGCTGTTATCGCTGTCAGGGGTAAAAAGCTTCCCGATGTCGGTCACTGCCGCCCCGCTGTGGGGAAGCCAGACCTTGCCGCGCTTAACCTTTGCTTTAATCGTGTTACTCGACCCGATAACCTTGGCGTCTACCCGGTCGCCGTCGTCGTATTCGCCGGTCAGGATTCCGAGGGCCAGCTGATCTTCTGCGACCGCCGCGATGAAAGCGGCCTTGCCGCTGGAGTTGCAGACGATCCCGCCTGCGTAGTAGGTGTCAGAGTCTGCGAGCGTAAAGCTGAGCTCGTCCTGTTCGCCTACAAAGGTCCTTCTTACTGCTGCTGTGAGTGCCATTTATGCCACCTCCCCGCTTTCCGCCATTTGGGCGTATTTGCGATACTCTTCTTCGCTTTCAAACCCGGCGATCTTCATCGCCTTCCGGTCCTCTTCGGACAGGGGGGTAAGGCCGGATGCGGTCTCGACGCCCTCTGGATTTTCTCCCGCGAGTTTGCCATCACGCACGGCGACGACAATTTGAGTCTGGACGTCGGCGAGCGCCTTTCCGTCGGCCTTAGCCTTGGCGATGACCTCGGCGAGCTTCACATTGCCGGGGTCCGCCTCGAGCTGTTCATCAAGCTGTGCCTGACGTGCCCTTTCCTTTTCAATGCCCTGCTTCTCGCCGATCTGTACCGCCTCGGCGTAGAGTGCGGGCGCCTCTTTCTTGAGTTCTTCAAGACTATTCATCTTGACCTCCTCGTGTTCCGCCTTGGCGGCGGGTATATCACCGGCAACGCCGGGGGTCTCAATAATCTGAGACGTAATATCCTTGAGCATGGCCGCAGCTTTATCGAGCTGCTGCCGTTCAGGTTCTTGTTTCATCGTGTGCTTCATTGATTCGATTTCAGTACGGGCCATTGCGACCGCGTCATCTTTGGTTTCCGCTCCATCGCCAGCAGGCTCTACTGAGTCGGCAAACCCCGTCGAGACGATTGACTCACCGTAGATGTAAGTTTCCTCGTCCATCATGGCGCGGATTTCGTCGCGGTCTTTTCCAGTCTTTTTGACATAAGCTGTGGCAAGCACACCGGAGATGCCATCGAGGATGTCAGCCTCTTTGCGCAGATCATTTTGATCTCCGAGAGCGATTGACCACGGATTGTGTATCATCCAGACCGCATTGTCCTCGACGACTACCTCACTGGCCGCCAGCGGGATATAGGTCGCCATGGAGGCGGCGAGGCCGACTACGCGGGCCGTTATTTTTCCGCCGTCGCGCCTGTAGTCGCGGATAGCGTTGTAAATGGCAAGACCCTCATATACCGATCCGCCGGGGGAGCTGATTGTGAGGTCGATATCATCGCCTTTCGCCTCGTCGAGCGCGGAGCGTACATCTGAGGCCATGACGTCCCATCCGATCACACCATCAAGATTTATACGTTTCATTCTGCGGGGCCCTCCTGTTCGGCGGCATTGGCCGCTTTGTTCCCACCGGCGAAAAGTCCGGCGACAAAGCCAGCGGCCATCATCAGCCGGTCAAGCGGAAGCTCATAATCAGGGGCGACCGCCTGAACGACGATAGCGATAATCGCGAGGGCGAACATTGCGATCACGATCTGAAGGAGCTTTTTGTAACTGCCGGTGTATTTCATACCGGATGGTAATTTTTTCGATGCGACGAACGCGGCGAATTGGTCCATACCGACATAGCCGCCGACTACCGCGAGCAACGCCCAGGTGGCGCCGTCGATCGGCATTGCGAAATTGACCACCGACTGCAGTATGAGCAGCGCGGCATAAAGGATAATATAGAGCCAGACAACCCATGCTGTTTTCATGCGTTCACTCCTGTATTTTGTAGATGGGGATAATCAGCGTTACTCCAATCAGCCCCGCATTCGAAGCCGACATCGCGGGCGATTTGCAGGGCGCGGGTCCATTCGGGGCCGTCGAAATCCCAAGATTTCAGGCCGTTGACATAGATTTCTATATCCATTGCGCGGCCAGTGAGGTGATAGCTGTTGAGGGTGTTTGTCACTTTCCGTTTGCATTCGGATTCTGTGAAATGCCATGCGTAGCGACCTCCGAGATGCTGGAGCACGGCTATACTGCCGCTGTCAGTCGGGATCCGTCCCCGGAGAAAGTAAACCGCCTGTGTTTCAGGGTCCCGGAGGGTTTCACTCGCAAGGACCATTAGGCCCGCTTCTTCACACCGTCGGAAAAACTCTTCTGCCATACGGCGGGTTTCAGGTTCCAGGTCTTCAAGGCTATTGTGTAGCATTGCCGTCCTCCTGATCTGATCCGTTATTCCCGTTGTCGGGTGCAAGGTCAGGGTTTATTGGGAGGTTCGCTTCCCGGCGCATTTCGTTTTCCGTTTTCAGCCGCTTGATATTTTCACGGAACCCGGAGCCGTTATAGGTTTTCGCTTCCCGGTCGTTTGTGGTGTGACCGAGGTCAAGGCGTGTTTTAACGGCATTGACTTCTTTCACAGGGTCCACCACAGGGCGGCTGATGCCGTCCCATGTACCGGCGAGCCATGCACGGCGGGCAACGGGGAGATTGCGGTATCCGGGAGCGTTGATATTGCCTGCTGCGACCTCCTCGCTAAACCAGCTTTCAAATACCGGGTCGAGAAAGCCGTATGCGAAATCAGAGCGGCGACGGGTGATGTTATTCCAGAGAAAAAGAATCTCGGCTCGTGCGGCGGAATATGAGGACTGGAACTTTTGGCGATAGGCAGAAAGTGGGATGCCGACGACCGAGCAGATCATTGTCTCGTGAATCTCGACGAACTTCTCATAATTCGGGTTCGGGTGCTGTGGCTGGACCGGCTTGAGCTTTTGCCCTTTACCGAGATTCTGCATGACAAGGGCACGCTTTCCGATCTTGACCTCTCGCGGGCCGTCCTCCATGCCGTCCACTACGGTGGTAGTGCTGCTGCCGGTCGGTTTGATTGGATTTGTTTTCTGCCCGCCGACCTCGGTCTCGATAGCTGCGAACCAAAGGGCGGAGGCGATGGAATTCTCGATTTCGGTGATCGACATTTCTGTCAGTCGATCGAGCTCATAGACCATTGCGGCAAGCTCAGGATAGCCGCGAAATTGTTCGGCGGTTTCCTGGTTGGCATCGTAGATGACAAAGCGGCGACCAGAGCGAGGACCAAAAAACGGAATACGCTTTAGAGGTTTATCCCATTTCGCCATATCATCTTTGACATAGATTGCGACCATGTGCCCGGTCGCGTCATATTCAATGCCTTCTTCTACCTTCGCGCCGCGAGCTTTTATCGCTGCGATAGTCGGGCCGTCGTAAGGCTGTTGGACTTGATCGTTGTTCAGGATTTGGAGGGTGAGCGGATTCATGCGGGAGGGAGAATTCATGTACCGGCAGATGGCGAATATCTCACCCTCTTTTACACGGAGAGCGTAAATAGATGCCTGCAGCTGCTGGAAAGATTGAAGCCCCCGGATGTCGGCTTCACGGGAATTGCAGTACAGCTCCCATCGTTTTTCGACATCCTCGGTCCACTGGTAGCGTTTTTCATCATCCCAATTTGCCGCTCCAGGGATCATCGACCAGATAGGCGTACACTCGCGGGTCAGACCGGTATTGATTACGTTATCAACCAGCCGGCGGACAATGCCCTTCGCAATCAGGCTGTCAGAGTAGACGCCCCGCGCGTTTTCGCGCTGCGCTGAGTAGTCAGTGTAACCTGCTATTCGATATTGGATATTTCCGTATTTTGTGCGACCGGAATCGTAGGTATGGGTCGATCTGCGGTCAGAGTCGTGAATGACGCGAGTCTCGACTACAGTTCTGCGCCGGAACAGGTCGAATATGCTCATCTACTGACCTCGATTGATACGATCCCGGCGTCGTCTACAAGGTCGTTGTATTCTGCGATGAGCTCATTTCGATAGGATTTTAGATTTGCCAGCGTCTCACGGGTGACCTGCACGTCGCCCATGCCGTCATTGAGCCGATAGGACCTGCCCCCGGAAATAACGGTATTGATTGCAGCCTGTACTGCGTCTATCTGTGATTTTAATTCGTCAGCGGTGTAGTAGCTCACATAAAGTGTAATCACATTTTTGGAAAAAAATCAACACCCATTGATATATATAATATTTTTTCGATTTTTTATTGATTTTATGCTATATGTGGTGCTCTTCAAGATAATCCCAAAACTCGGACCATGAGAGGGCCTCTTCCTCGTCGAGTTCTCCGTCATTCTGCAATACGATTTGAATGTATTCCCGGTATGCATAGACCATGGCAAGCGCGTATTTACGGCAGTCGAGCTGCTCATTTTTTCCGGTTTGATTCCATTTTATTTTCATAACGCCATTTTTATCATGCTCTGCGACGCGCCTCTCGTTCGTCAGCTGGATGTAATGCTGCCGTGAATAATCGGCGGGGAAATGACAGTATCCGCGAGGGACATTTCCACCCTCGAATTTGCCCTTGTTAATGAATGAATAAATTTCCTGCTTGAAAAGATTGTCGTTGACGTCGATTCGACTGTGTTTATGCCCAGCGCATTCGGTAGGGTTGATGTATTTTTTATCGCGATTGAGATAGTCTTGCCCCATGACCGGGTGTACCCCAGATTCGAAAGTGTCGCAAAACTCATAGACGACCTGAGAATTATACCCGGCATCAATACCGGAGAGGATCGGCTGCATCCCGCTGTACTTGCGTTTAATGATATCGCGAAGGGCGGTAAAACATGCGTCATCAAGATCAGATGTGTTGCCGGGGATCACATGATAATCTATCGACCAGCTCTCAAAATCCCGGCCCCATGCAACAACCTCACATTCGATACGGCTATTCTCCCCGCCCTGGACGTCGGCACCGATGGTGATGAGAAGCGGTTTCGCATCCGGGGGGAGTGTTCCAGCCTTGTACTCTTTTTCACGGGATACAAGAGCTTCAATTTTCGGGCGGCCTCCGTAATCCTCGAAAGGTTCACCGAGGAAAGTATTTACCCAGTTCTGCATTTTTAGTTTCGGCTTGCCCTCGCTTTTGATTTGTAAAAACTCAATCACTGCATTTTCCCATGAGCGAAAACCGACCGGGGATAGCAGGCCGGGTATGTGATAACTTCGCATTCCCGGCCGGCGCGGATCGGCTGTCGGTCGCCATTCTCCGCGAGGGAGAAACCAGTCTTTGTCACTATTTTTCCATTTCGCGCCGCATTTCTCACATTCGTAATACACTGATGATTCTGTGATCTGACCGTCTTTGTTGTATTTCGCAACCAGCCGGTAATCGTCGGTATATTCAAATCGTAGTCCGCCTGGTTCATTTTTATTTCCCCATCTGAGATATTGCATGTGTCCGCATTTTTTGCAGGGCACGAAATATTTTCGCTGGTCGCCCTCTTTGTAGAGTGAATAGATTTTCGAGTTGTGCTTAAAAAGCGGTGTGCTTCCCCACAGTATTTTGTAACTCTCGGAAAAAGCATCAACGCGGCGACGGATTAGATAAATCGGATCACCCTCTTTTCCGGTCGAATCGGGGAACGCATCTACCTCATCAACATTTACTTTTTTGAAACTCATTGACCGGAGTTTCGCGCCTGAGTTCGGGCCGGCAGCTACAAGGAAACCTCCGGGAAATTCTTTGCGGGTTTTTATATCGCCAGTTTTGCGCTGGCCTTCACGGCGTGACTGAGCTCCGATTTTATGCGCGATGCCGGAGTTGTTGATCATCGAGTCTATGCGCAGCTCCATTTGTGTATCGGCAAGTCCGGCGTCTCCGGTAACATAGAGCATTGGGCCGGGGGCAATATCGATGGTGTACCCGATCCAATTTTCAATTGAACCGACGGTGAACATAATCTGCGTTCCTTTCATCACCGCCACTTCGTGGACCGGTGAGCTTTCGGAAAGCGAGTCTACGATCTCGCGCATGTAGGGGCAGATGTCGAATGAGTACGGGCCGGGGTACGGGGTCAATCCTTCGGAAAGAGTTCGGTGTTCTTCGGCCCACTCGGAAACCTTCACGCGTTCAATGTGAGTCGGGGCAGAATTAAAAAGTTCGATAAACCATTCAAGAGAATCTTTTCTTTTTTCGTTGGTGAAAATGTCAGTCATCGAGTTCCACTCTGATAATTTTTCTAACTTCGTCCTGAGCATTTTTAATTGTCTTTTCGATTGACTTCTGGACCTCTTTTTCAATTCTATCACGTAGTTTTATATTTCCACGGGCGACACGATTTCCGATTTGCAAGAAATTATTTTTTAGCCCAGAAATGAAGGCACCGAAACCGAGGGCGACATCTTGGCGTAAAATTAAATGATGACTTTCTCGGGCCTCGGTTCGGTCCTGTTTTTTAATCTGATTTTCGCGGTAGATAATATCCACGCGCATTTTTTCTTTTTCCAGCTCATCCATATCGGCAGCATCAAGGTCGGACGTGCTTGACTTTTTGAGCTGCATAATTGCTTTTTCGATCATCGGCTCTGTGACCCAGTCCCAGACTTCGGGATCGGAAAGGTCATATTTTCCGCTTTCGGTCTTACGTAAATTAGCCCTGGAAACGGTCGATGGGGCGCATCCTCTGAGCTCTGCGATCTGGGTCCTGGATAGTAGTATCATGTGCGTGCGTGCGCTCCTGGAAAAAATATGGACTGTGGAAAAAAGATCCGAGCTGGCGGAAACAACCCATGACCCGGTGGGGGGTAGGTCACAGTACCTTTTGATTTAGTGGAGATATTCACTGTTTTAACCTCAAATCTGTAGTAACAATCATACACCCATACTGCCTATATAATTCCAGCTTACGCATAATACATTCTCCGCAGAGCAGCCCTGCACCTACGGCTTTGCCTTCTGGTTTTATTTTTTCCCATAGATCATCAGGTATTAGTAGATCAATGTTGTATTGTCGTCCACATTCTTGGCATGTGCAGCTCAAGTTTTAGTCACCTCACTCTTCTTCGCAAATATATCGCTATCGGGATTCATCAGGCACTCGCTACAGACAAGCTCACGGCCTATCTTCATGCACTCGGTTTCCTTCCCACATGTCCGGCAGTATCGGCGCGTAGTGGGTATGGGCTCGCCCTTTTTCATTGCTTATTCTCTAACAGGGCTTTAATCTCTTCCAGTGTTGATTTATCAACCTGCAAATCTACATACCCGATTCTCTCGTCTGTCTCCTGCCATGCGTTACAGCGACCGCTATTGAGTATGTCGCGGAGTAATTCATCCTTCCGCTCTATCTCGGCTTTGAGGGCGGCAAATTCTTCATCACGGGAATGGTGCCCCGCATAAAACAATACAACACTCTCATCAACACGATGATCTTTTCGTACACATTCTAAAAACCTTTTTTCATCATCCGAAAGATCAGGCAGCTTGTGTAACCACCTACTGTATGCTTCTTTCTCTTTTTCCATCAATTTACCTCCTGGTATTTACCATCTTCCAGCATCTTTTTTAATCCATCAATTTTTTGCGTTTTTATATTTTCAATTGTCCTCCTAATCGACGGAAAGATTATTTCTGCCTGCTCAATCATAATCTCAACATCCGCTATCTCTTCCACAATCTCAGAAATCCCTGTTATCCTGCCTCGCACATAATGGTGTGCTGCTACTGCAAGTTCCGAAGCCTCCTCAGCAAGCATAAGGATTTGATTTTCTTCGCCATATTTTTCAATTGCAATTCTCATGTAATCTTTATCTTTCATCATTCTACCTACTTTAGAGCTTGTTTTTCTACTGCATCTGCTGCCATTTCTACTGTTTCTGATCCCATATACACCCCAATATCTATATCAGCAATATCCACCCCACGAGCCCACAATTCTCCAGCAAGGTCATTATAAGTCCATCCTTCATCTTTCATTTTTCTACCTCCTCTATGCCTTGCAAGGCCCTAACCGCGTAATTAACTGCCTCATAGATCGTACCAGTGACACGCAAATCTTTAATGTACCCAGATGACGGCTGTACCATTTTGGATATTTTCTTCAAAGCATAATCCTTTCGCTCGATCTCTGCTTTGAGCACATCTATCTCATCAAGCAGATTCTTTACATGGATTCGTGCCATCGCATATATATTTGCATTTCGCGTAAATTGTAACCATTCTCTGGCTTTTTTGATTTCTTCTTGTTCCATTAACCTACCTCCTTCATGGCCTGTTCTTCACTTATCATGCGTACAATCTTTGTTGCCACAAAATCCGGTACGTGCTCTTGTTGCCACCGTTGCCCTGTCCACACATGGTAATATTCTATCAATAGTTTTATGGCACTTAACAGTTCATCTTTCCGTTTTATTTCGTCCCGTAAGACATCGATTTTATCCAGGATTCTACCCATTTCATCTTCAAAAAACCGAGCATTGTCTTTATGTGTAACTATTTCTTTTTTCAGGGCTATGTTTTCTTTTTTAAAGAAAGCAACTTCTCTTTTTAATTTACCAATGTCTTTTCCCATCACTTTACCTCCTG